TGTTGCTGAGGACAAGAAGCTCATTAAGAAGATGATTAAGTCATCGGCCATGAAGCGTGATGAGCATTGCTGGGGCGGTGAAACCAAGCAGAAGAAGGCTGACGGCGGCAAGATTGATTGGCTCCGCAAGAAGCACGCTAAGGGCGGCGAAGTATTTTCTGGCAATTCGGTTACAAAGATTCCGGGTGAAGTACCGGGTGGTCGCAAGGCTCATAAGCATGGTGGCAAGGCCAAGGGTAAGACACACATTAATATCAATGTGAATGCTCATCCGGCTGGCGGTATGCCAATGGCTGGTGGTCCAATGGGCGGTCCTCCAATGATGCCTCCTCGTCCCCCAATGGCTCCCCCAATGGCTCCTCCTGCTGGTGGTCCTCCAATGGGTGGTGGTCAGCAGATTGATCCAGCTATGCTCGCGATGTTGGCCAAGGGCGGCGCTGGCGGTCCCCCTCCAATGCCTCCTCAGGGTGGTATGCCAATGGCTCGTAAGTCAGGCGGTCGCACGATGGGCAAAACGATGCACGTTATTGATAATGCCGCTGGTGGTGGTCTTGGCCGTCTTGAAAAGATCAAGGCATACGGTCACAAAGCATAATCTTTGGTTTCTCCCCCAAAGACAAACTAGGCCGGAGTTTAAATTGCTCCGGCCTTTTTTATTAGAATGGTGCGCCATGCGCTGGGTAACACTCTTGCACCTTCATTTTAATGCCCGTTAGCTTTTCAATGTAATTGACATCTTTTTGGGCAAGGTCAGATGTTTTGTGTCGTTTATATTCATAGCCCGTTTCTCTAATTTTAGATGAAATTTCTTTTTTCTGTTCACGACTCATATCCATCCAACCAACTGGGGATACCGTGTAAAGCCATTTTAATTCTGTCATCGTTGTTCTCCGTTTTTCAACAGCGTTAATGCCAAGTTCCCCTGACACCTATTATATAACACACTTTTACGCTCAATGCAAATCTAATTTCATTGGGACATTACGATCATCGCAAACAAATGACCTAAGAGCGGTATTATAGTACCTCTTATGGCACAAACATATTCAGACAGGTTCGCCCGCATACTTGCTCAATTGATTGATGCGACAATCATTGAGGAGATGGACCATTTGGGCAAGGGAATGATCGATAACATAGCGGACTACAAGTACCGCTCTGGGATCATCTATGGTTTGCGAAAGGTTATCGACCTCATGGAAGAGGCCGAAGCCATTAATAACGGCAAAGAAAGGGATATCTAATGCCATATATGCGTATGGAGCACGCTGATGATCCAAAGAAAGCAATTTTAGAGGAAATTGGCAGCATTGACGACATTAACGTCTTCAATAACCAAATTTTGGTTGCAATCTACATGCGCCCAGAAAAAACCAAGAGCGGCATTATCCTGACAGACGATACCCGCAGCGAAGATCGGTATCAGGGCAAGGTTGGCTTGGTTCTTAAAAAGGGCGCGACAGCTTTTGTTGATCCAGACAACAAGTGGTTCGTTGATACCAATGTTGAAATTGGCGATTGGGTTTATTTCCGCGTCACGGATGGCTGGTCTGTCAATGTTCATGGCGTTTCATGCCGTATCCTTGAAGACACGGACATTCGTGGCAGCATTAAATATCCAGACACGGTTTGGTAAGAGGTTATTATGACTGAAGAGAAAGAAATTCAGCCGGAAGTCGAAGACAAGATTGAAGTTGTTAACGATGACGCTCCGGCAAATGTAGAAAAAGCTGCGGCTTCTGATGAAATTACGCCTGAAGAGGGCATTAATCATCTTAAAAAACAGTTGGAAGATGAGCGTAAGGCTCGTGCTGATGCAGATCGACGTGCAAACGAAGCTCAACATCTGGCTAACAGGGCGCAACGCGACGTTCAGGACGGTGATTATCAGCTAATCGTGAGTGCTATTGATAAAGCAAAGAGCAATTCAGAGCTTTTAAAGAATGCTTATGCCGAATCAATGGCGGCTGGTGACTACCGTAAGGTTGCTGACATCCAAGAAGCTCTCGCACTTAACGCCAACAAGCTATCAACGCTTGAAAATGGCAAGTCTGCGCTTGAGAATAAATTGAGGCAGCCCGTTCAACAGGTAAATAATGATCCCGTTGAAGAATTTGCGTCACGTCTTACGCCCCGTTCGGCCAATTGGATCAGAAATAATCCAGATTACGCTCGTGACCCTAAGAAGTACGAGAGTATGGTTCGCGCACACAACCACGCAATGGGTGAAGGCTACGTTCCCGATACCGATGCGTATTTCCAGCATGTTGAAAGCCGTCTTGGTCTGCGTAATGCGCTAGAACCAGAGGTGGATGATGATGTTGTATCAGTCGCAGCCGCTCCAGTTCAAAAAAGAACAGCGGCACCGGCAGCCCCAACTACCCGCATGGCATCAAACACATCTGGTAAACCGACAACTGTTCGGTTGACGCCAGAGCAGCGTGAAATGGCATCCATGATGGGCCAAACACCTGAAGAGTATGCAAGAAACATGGTCGCGCTAAAGCGTGAAGGCCGTTTAAACTAAGGATATGATTATGACTGAAGCAGAAAAGTATAAAGTTGAAAAGGTTCCAGCACGTCAGCCAGTTCGTGAGGCTCTGCGTGAGGAAGACCCCCGTGAACGTGCAGCCCGTCGTGCGGAACAAATCCGTAACCAGCGTGGCGGACTTGATAGTGATGGTATTGATGAGTTTTTTGTCGATCCATCCATTGTTCCAGATGGTTGGTCCTATGAGTGGAAGCGTCATACCTTCCTAGGCAAGGAAGACCCATCGTATCAGGTTCAGATCGCTCGTGGCGGTTGGGAAGCAGTTCCAGCAAGTCGTCATCCTGAGATGATGCCGTCGGGAAACTACACAACTATTGAGCGTAAAGGCCAGATTTTGATGGAACGTCCTTTGACGTTGACAAATGAAGCGCGTGATATAGAATTGCGCCGTGCTAGAACACAAGTACGTGCTAAAGAAGCTCAACTTAGTACAGCACCCGACGGAACTATGACACGTGAACATGACCGTGTTCGTCCTTCGGTAAAGAAGTCGTTTAGCCCTATCCCTGTTCCAGAGGATAAGTAAACGACAACCACTCGCCCTTGGGGAGGCGGGTCACAATTATTCTAGGTTGGCAGTGCCGGGCGCATAGCAACCTTCATCATTCAGGATTATCTGCTATGGCGAATACGCAAGCGTATTACGGCTTCTTGCAGTTTCAGGGTGGTGCTGGCGGCGCTCCTACGTTCGCCCAGTCTCCACGTCGAATTGCAAGCACCAACTCCACGGCCATTTATACTGGCGATCCGGTAATGCCGGTCGTTGGTACGGCCAATGGTTACATCACTCAGGCTGCTCCCGGCACGACTGCTCTCGCGGGCATTTTCGTTGGCTGTAAGTATCTCTCCACCTCCCAGAAGCGCGTTGTTTGGTCAAACTATTGGCCGGGTTCCGATGCAACGGGCGACGTTGAGGCTTATGTCATCGATGATCCAAACGCACGTTTCATTGTTCAAACCAGCACCTCGTCATTCCCAATGACTGGTACGGTTACAAACATGACTTCTGGTGTGATTGGTCAGAATGCTCAGTTCTCGATTGGTACTGGTTCGACGGCGACTGGCCGTTCGGGCGCATACCTTTCGTCGCTTGGCACGACGGCTACCTTCCCATTCACTATCGTCGATTACTCTGTGTCATTCGGTAACGGTGGCGATCCTACAACGCAGTATTGCAACGTAGTCGTCCAGTTCAACAATGAAGCATGGCGTTCTAACGGCGCAGTGACCGGCATCTCGTAAGGAGTAAATAATTATGGCTGTTAATCTCTCACAGATTAAAGACCTTTTGCTCCCCGGTCTCCGTGGCGTTGAAGGCAAGTATGAGATGATCCCATCTCAGTACGACAAGATTTTCACTAAGCATGAATCGAAAATGGCCCTCGAACGTACCGCTGAAATGCGTTACCTTGGTTTGGCTCAGTTGAAGACCGAAGGTGGTCAGACTTCGTTTGATTCGGGCGCTGGTGAGCGTTTTGTGTACAATCAGGAGCACACGGAAATCGCACTTGGTTACGCGATCACCCGTAAGGCAATTGATGACAACCTCTACAAGACCCAGTTCATGCCTTCGAACCTTGGTCTCATTGAGTCTTTCCAACAGACCAAAGAGATTTATGGCGCGAATATCCTGAACACGGCTCAGACCTACAACGCAGCAGTCGGTGCTGACGGCGTTGCGCTTTGCTCGACCTCACATCCTATCGATGGCTCGACGGTGGCTAACACCTTCACCATTCAGCAGGATTTGAACGAAGCATCGCTCCTTAACGGTATGATCAACATTCGTACCAACTTTAAGGATCAGGCTGGCCTGAAGGTGTTTGCTCGCGGTCGCAAGCTCATCGTTCCACCACAGCTCGAACCAGTTGCAATTCGTCTTACGAAGACTGAACTGCGTCCGGGTACTGCGGATAATGATGTCAACGCGATTCTTAGCACTGCCGGTGGCTTGCCAGAAGGTTACATTGTCAACGACTTCTTGACGTCTGCTTACTCGTGGTTCCTTTTGACCAACATTGATGGTCTTGCCTACATGGAACGAATCAAGTTCGAATCAGACATGCAGGTCGATTTTGTCACTGATAACTTGCTCGTAAAGGGCTATGAGCGTTACTCGTTCGGTTACTACAACTGGCGTGCGATCTTCGGTTCGTTCCCAACCTCGTAACCTGAAGGAGAAGGCATCATGGCTAATACTGCATTCTCAGGTCCAATGATTGTGTACGGTCAAAACCCTGCACAGCCAGCGGATTACAATCCAGATATCGGTGGTTCGTCCCTGTTTTATGCAGGGGCGGGCATTCTTGACCCGCGCACCCCATTTACCTTTTTCCCCGGCGAATCTCAGTCGTCGATTGATTATGGGTGGTTGGGTGCTGACAATATTACCACGTTGAGCGCAGTTCCTTACACGGCAGCAGCGGCAGCTATCGTTGCCTCTGCTAACCCTACAAGTGCTACGCTTGCCTTGGTTACCACGGCCTCCTCTACTACTGGTGTTTACTATTCAACGAATTTTATTCGTTCGGATACGGCAGCTGTTGACACGGTTCTGGCACTTGATGCTTACGCATCGGTTACAGGCTCGTTTGCCAATGGCGTGTTGACGGTAACTACCTCAACCAGCCAGATGCCAATCGGCCCCGGCATGGTTGTTGTTGGAACGACTGGAACTGTTTCGCAGGGTACTGCGGCTGGTTCACAGATTGTTTCACAGCTTACTACCACTGGTACGTATTCTTCGGTTTCTCAGGGAACCACGGGTACTTATCAGACTAACAGCAATCTGACTGCAACTTCTGGAACGGTTACTTTGGCCTATCAGAATGTGCAGCAGTGCGGTGTTCCAAACAATGCCCAAACGCCAAGCCAATCCAATTGGAGTCCACAGGCTCTTCTTGGTCGCGCTGTAAGCGTTACGGCAGCGTCGGGTGCTACCTACACGACCGCAACGGTTAACGGCTACGATGTCTACGGATATCCAATGTCGGAAGCCATTACGATCACGGCTGGTAGCGCAGTAAACGGCAAGAAGGCATTCAAGTATATCAAGTCTGTGGTGCTTTCGGGCGGCACGGCTGATACGACCCACGCCTATTCGGTCGGTACTGCTGACGTGTTTGGTCTTCCACTTCGTTCGGATACGTTCGGTGATATCATTGTCAACAGTGCCTCCTCCTTGGTTGCCTCTACGTTGATCACTGCTGCCACGAACTACCTCCCTGCTGACCGTACCACTCCATCGGCTACGACGGCAGACGTTCGTGGAACCTTCGCTGCTACTTCCAGCAGCGGGGCTAATAAGCTGATTATTCGTCAGTCGCCACAAGCCTACATGGTTCCGTATGTTACGGGTCTATTTGGCTTGACCCAGTATTACAACTTTTAAGGAGTGAGCCATGAAGGGCCATAAAGCACACCACTACGGTCATGAGGTGCATCACAAGCATCCTCGTGCGGAACACAAGAAGGGCGGCACTGTCAAGGCTCATGGCGTTGATGAGGGTTCGTCTAAAGACGGTGATTTCTACGCTGATGCGGCTGTAGAAGACACCTATGCTGGCGCTAATTCTCCAACGGCTAAGGAAGCCAAAGAGAAGAAGCACGGCGGTCGCACTAAGCGCAAGCATGGTGGCCACGTCATGGGTAAAATCCACGGCGAGCACGCTAAAATGCGCGCTGACCGTCCAAAGCGTAAGGCTGGCGGCAAGGTAGGCGCTAACATGCACCCACTTTCGACGGCTGCTCACGGCACGGAACCTTCTGCTCATAAGTCGTATGAGCCAGAAGAGCACGGCATGTAATAAAAACGGGGGTGTAAAAAGCCCCCGTTCTTTCTTTGGAGGCTTGAATGACGGCTGCATGGACACGTTCTGAGGGCAAATCACCCTCTGGTGGATTAAATGCCAAGGGACGGGCATCAGCTCGTGCTGAGGGTCATCATTTAAAGGCCCCGACGAAGGATAAAGACAATCCTCGTCACGAGAACTTCTGTTCCAGAATGACCGGAATGCGAAGAAAAATGACTGGTTCGGCTAAAGCGGCTGATCCAGATAGTCGTATTAATAAGTCCCTTCGCAAGTGGGGTTGCTGATGTCTGATAAACCATTTTGGGAAACCAAACTGTCCAAGGGACATCACACAAAACACTTGTCGCATAAACAAGAGCAAAGTGCTAAAGCTAGAGCACGGGCGGCTGGTAGGCCATATCCCAATTTAGTTGATAATGCCGCAGCGGCACGTAAGAAGGGTAAATAATCATGGCTTCTGGAGTTGTTAATCAATCCATTACTCGTATTGGAAGAAACGAACCATTTGAGCTTCAAGT